GAATAAAAATGTTATCAGCTGAGTAATAAGAACCAGTACCACCACCAACAATATCTTTGGGGAACATACCGATTTCTTTATATGTGTGATTCACAACAATCAATGGAATGTCTTTGATTGTCAAGTGGGGTGTTACCATACGGAATAAGGACTTGATTTGTTTAGCACGTGTCATATCAGCAACAGTCTTGCCTTCAAGTGCATCATCAACTTCTTTCTTGGATGCCAAATTACCAATCGAATCAATTACAATGATAACATGGTCACCACGTTCAAATCCAGCAATCTGTGACATTACATCATGTTTCAACTGCTCAATATCAGTAATAGGAGTATGGAGAACCCGGTCAGTATCAATTCCGAACGAGTCAAAATAAGACTGAGGAGTACCAAACTCAGAATCATAGAAAAGTAACGCAGCATCTTCATATTTGTCCATGTAAGATTTGGCCATCAGTAAAGAGAAAGCTGTCTTGAAATGTTTTGATGGACCTGCCCACATTGTAAGACCTGGTGTAAGACCACCATCCAATTTACCAGACAATGCAATATTGATTGCTGGTACTGTTGTAGGAATCATGTCCTTCGCATTGAAAAACTTAGATTTGGAGAGTACAGCAGAGTCTTTAATAGAACTGTTCTTTTTGATTTTTTCAAGCACACTCATTATGCATCTCCATTCAAAAATTTCAACATAGTTTTGTCATCCATAATAACACCCAAGTGTTTACGAACAACGTTATTGTTTTCATCCAATAGAATCATGGTCGGCACAGAACGAACTCCATATTCTACTGCTGCGGCCATTTCAGTTTCAATATTGACTTCTTCAATTGGACATGGAATAATATCTCTACTACATTCAAGATATTGTGTTAATGCTTTGCATGGTGTACACCAGTCAGCATAGAATTTTAAAATTTTCATTTGTTTCCTTTTTCACGAAATGCGAATTCATCGTTATAATCGTATGTAGCCAAATTATCCTTTGATACCATTACTGCTTCAGGTAAAATTTCTTGTACCTCTTGTGCAATGAATCCTGGTTTATAATTGGTATCCTCTGGTTCTGGCTCAACGACTTTGTTTTCTTTTAATGTGATATTTCCTGATATCAATAATAACACAGCTAGAGGGTCGAATACAAGCATAATCATAAAGATTACCAGTCTAACCGCTTTGTCTAGTGCATTATCACCACTAAAGAATATATCTGCCACATATTTGATAGGACCAACATCTGCTGTCAGTTTATTTTCCTCTTTAAGTAAAGGAAGTTTTCTCTTGGAGATTTCAGATAATTCTTTTTGGGTGTCCTGTATTTGTTTATCCAATTTGTTTGATGCGGTAGCTGGGTCTTTTGCTCTGGCTAACAAGTATTCCAGTTTTTCTTTGGAAATCTTTTCTTGTGTTTCAATCGTTTTTAGTTCAACAGAATTAGCACCAGCATCAAGTGTTGAATCGATATGTGACTTGGCCAAGAAACCAAAAATGCCCATCGAAGTGATGAGCATGAGGATAACAACAGCTGATGTCAAATAAGATTTAAGTAATATTGGTGTTGTTTTCCAGTTACGATACAACCATGATGCAGTTACCAGTTTAGCAAACTCAAGTGCTGAACCCATAATAACAACAGGCCAAAAAGCACCAGCAAAAATGGCAGCTAAACCAATGATTGAATAATAACCAGCTATACCCGATAAGAGTATAGCTGCCAAAAACGTTAAGTAAATCATGAAAAGAAGTCCTCTAAACTACTTGTTTTCTCTGCTTGCCATCCCATACAATCCAGAATGACTTTAATGGGTTCAAGATATGATTTCTCAAACTGTGTATCATAATCAATGTACTGTTGCAATTCAAACTCTGGCGGCAAACGAGAAGGATAAGAAATAACCATATCTCTAAAAGGATTAGGCAACTTCAAATAAGTAAATTTGAGTTTTTCTCCTTCTTGAATCAGTGGATATTTCTTGGTTAGGTTTTTCTGTTTGAGAAAATGGTTATATAGAATCGCACCTTTAACGTGAATTGGAGTACCCTTCTTATACAATGTGGAAGCATCTGCGTAGTTTGCTAGTCCATTGCATCCACGTGGGAAAGAAATTTCTTCAGCTGGAAGTGTTTTGAACTCTGTCTTAAAATCAGCAATAAACTTTTGCACATCATTTTCAGTACCAGTCATCAGAAGTCGAATTGTATCCCACATCTTCTCACGAATAGCAGAAGGAGTGGACGACTTAATCATTTCAAGACCCATAACTTTCAACTTAGGTTCTTTATACTGAACACCTTCATTGTTATACACATTCAAAATGTAACGCTTTTTAGCTGTCCAGATTCCACGGTCAGAAAGTCCTTCACGTTTCATCTGCATCTTTTGGTCATATGCACGAACATAATCAGCAAGTTCTTTATATGACTTGTCGATGAAAGGCTGAATCTTATCTCCACACACACGGTCCATGAATTCAATAACTTTGATACCAGGCATCTTTACAACACCATCAACACCCCAAACCTTCTTCACCAAGTCACCAAGACGTAGGTAAATAGAATCGGTATCTGATGCAATAACATAATCAGTATCGGTATTCAACAGTTTGTTCATGTAACCGTTAATCTTGCCTTCAATCCAACGAATACTCAATTGGCCAGCGGTAGTAACACCGAGCGCCATACGCAAATCATAGAATCTAAAATACTGAGAACCCAAAGCACCATAAGCAGAATTAAGAGATACTTTTTTCGCCAACTGTAGGTTGTTGTATCGAGCAATAAGTTTTTCAAGTTCATATTTCTTAGACTTGTCAGTTTCATTTTCTTTCTCCTGCTGAGCCTTCAACATCATCTTTTTGAACTTCTTACGATCCTCATACATATCTTCCAACATCTTAGGCAAGAAACCTTGAATGTCTGTACGGAAGAATTGACCGTTAGGAGTCAATGTTGCATTGGTCAGTTTAGAAGTATCAACTTCTTTCTTCAACAGCTTTTCAACATTGACACCAGCAGAAATAATTTCACGCATTTCATCGGTATAGTCTTTTGGCTCAATCAGAGTTTCGGGGCTGATGTTGTATTGCATCATCAAATGTGGATACAGAGAGTTCAAGTCGAATGAAGCAACCCAATCGTGTTGGCCAATCTGAGGAACCTTAACATATGCACCTTCAAATGCCGCATCCTTCTCTTTGATTTCACGTGGTGGTACAATGATACCCTTCCCAAACAAATAAGAATAGGTCATAGAATCCCACATACGAGTTTGTGCAAAGACATCCTCATAGTTACACTTGGTGTCGTAAGCTAGGGTGAGTGCCAATTCGACTAACTTCAGTTTATCTTCCAAACGTTCAATCAGTTCAACGTCCTTGATGTTATATTCAATGAACAATTGGAAGTTACGCTTGTATAGGTCATGCAAATTATCATATTCATCATAAGATAATTTACGGTCACCCAATTCAACATTGGCGATATTATCCAAACGATAGGACTCTTGTGACTTACCACCTGGCGCATACCATTTGTATAGTTCAATGTAATCAAGTTGTTCAACACCCAAGAAACCATATGCAGTCATTTCACGACCATTGATTTTGGTCTTGCGTTCTGAAATGTAATTCCAAGGTGAAAGTTTCTTCATTTCATCTTCACCGAGAATTCTACGGAAACGATTAACAATATATGGTACGTCAAAGAACTTGGTGTTCCAACCAGTCAATGCATCCGGTGTATTTTCTTGCCAGAATTGAATAAACTTTTTACAGAGTGTCCATTCATCTCTACATTTAACATACACAACATTCTCTAGTTCTTTTTTGTCAGCCTTATCGAAATCTCCGCAACCCCAAACGAAAGTGTAAGGATTGCCTAGTCTCTTATAAGCAATAGCAGTGATGGGTTCATTGGCTTCATATGGGTCAGGGAAACCATTCTCTGAACCCACCTCAATATCGATAACACCAACATGAATCTTTTCTTGGTCCCAATCGACCATACCTTCATGTTGGTCAGCAATATATGCATATTCGAATCTGGTTTGGCCGTGAATTTTTACGGCACCAGCCACATCATCGAACTTTTTGATATAATCACGAGCTTCACGAATACCATCAAATTCTTTACGTTCAAGATATTCACCATTCAAATTTGTGTAACTGGTGACCTTTTTTGACGGAATATAAAGGGATGGTGCGTAATCGATACGGGCTTTGATTCTCTTACCGTGTTTCACACCACGATATAGTATTGAACCACCTATTGATTGTGCATTGGTATAGAAAGTTGTCATTAACCGGTAATAATAGATTGTTGTTTAGGAACAATGATTCCTGCACCAAAGATTTGGTCATAATTAGTTTTAAAATCATCGGCAGGCACATAAGAGTATACTACATGTTTCTTGGCGATGGCAATAGTAGAACCAGATTTTTGTTCGGCATGAATGGGGAATGGTGCGAATCCAACGTTAGGCTGTCCATCTTTGCCTCTCACGATTGCAATTCCTACTGGATTAACTAACACAAATTCTGTTTCAGATTGTGATTCGATTTCAGCGAGAATATCTTCTCCAGTAATAAGTTTCATAGCTAGAATATTCATTATTTCTCCTGTGGTAATAAAAACTAAATAATCATTGTACATGATTTTATCTGAACGGTCAAGCGTTCCTGCTTTATTTGCCATTGTATTTGATTAGGTAATTGTTTAGCACCGAAGGGTTCTTATGTTTACAAAAAATGGACAAATACTGTATGGGATGAATGTGAATAATATATACGATTATCAAGTTTACTTGTTCTTGTATTTTTACTTCTTACCCTACAGGATTATTGCTGCCTCGTCATAAAAGCTAAATATTTTGCTATCATATATAATCATATAAATTCCAATTTGATTTGAAAATGAAAATACTATTCATACTAAAACGTAGAGAGGATTATTCCGAGACTCTACACTCAACAAGTTTAGGCCTTTCTACAGGCCTATTTAATTCTGCCAACTTTATGAACGTCATGCTTCAAGAAGCAGGCGTAGAGTCACATCTTGA